GTCAATTGTGAGTTTATCACAAAGCCATTTAGAGAGCAGATGATAGGAGTGGCTTATTTGTCTGAAAGATATAGATCAGGAATTTTTGATGAAATGGGTTTAGGAAAAACTAAACAAGTTTTAGATACTTTAAGGGTTTGGAGATCTAATGGTCGGGTAAAGAGCAATGGAGTAGTAATTTGTCCTAATACAGCAAAGTATGCTTGGACAGAAGAGATTGGAATACATTCTGATTTTACACACTATCAAATCGGAAATGGAACACCACAATGTAAAGCAGATATTAATTACATAAGAAAGAATCCAAAGGATTTATTTATAGTACATGTGGATTGTTTAAGATATATTGTAAATGAGTTGTCAACATTGAATCCAGCATTTGTATTTATAGATGAATTTCATCTTTTTAAAAATGTGGGTACTGCTAGATCAATAGGTTCTTTAAGATCTCAAGCATTATTTCAATTGTTAGAGATGTGGCAGAAAAAGAATCCAAGTTTGAAGATTATAATTATGACAGGAACGCCTGTTGCAGAAAGACCCGAAGAAGCCTATGCTGTTTTAAAGATATTGATGCCAGATTTTATCTCCTCTTATAGTAGATTTCAGAATAGATTTTGTAAATTTGAAGAGAACTATTTTCCAGTTTGGAAAACATTTAAGGGTGGAAAAAAGCAGAGAGTTAGAACAAAAGTTAGAGAGGTTGTAGGCTATAAGAATTTAGGTGAATTAAAAGCTTTAATAGAGTCTGTAAGTATTAGAAGATTGAAATCAGAAGTGGAAGATTTTCCAGAGAAAATTGAACTAAAGAAGTTTGTTGTTTTGGATGGTAATCATTCTAGAGATTATGAAATCGTCAAAAAAGCAACCAGAGAAGAAGTTTTAAAATTAACAAAGTCTGGAAAACCATTTAATGTTAAGAATAGATTTGTTCGACTCATGCAAGTCGTTAATAATCCAGCTGTTTTAGGAGGAGAGAATTATTCATCTAAATATAATTTGTTGGATGAACTACTTGATGAAATATTAGCCTCTCCTGAGGAGAAGGTTGTGCTATGGAGCATTTTTAGAAAGTCCATTGAGTTGTTGTATGATAGATATAATAATAAGTATGGTGTTGACTGTATATTTGGGGATGTTCCAATTGAAGATAGAGGAGATGTAATTAAGAGGTTTAAAAGTGAGGGTAGACCTAAAATACTATTATGTAATCCACAAGCCGCAGGAACATCAATAAATTTAGAAAGGGCTCAGACTGCAATTTTTGTGGATTGCATGTTCTCCTTAACTCAAAGGTTACAGAGTGAAGATAGAATCCACAGAAGAAGCTCAAAAGGTGTGGTTAGAATTATAAGTATTGTGGCTAAGGATACTATAGATGAGGGAATCATGGAGCTTTTAAAGCAGAAAAAGAATATGAAGGACGCCTTACTTATTGCGGATGATATTCTTATCCAAGAAAATAAGGGGTATCTACTAGAGTTTTTAAAATGAATATTTTTTATGTGTATGTATATCTAGATTCAATAAAACCTGGAAGTTATGATTATGGAGAATTTCATTTTGATTTTGAACCATTTTATGTAGGTAAGGGGAAGGGAGTTCGGTGGTTGAATCATTTAAGATGGGCTGAAAATAAAATTAACAATAGTTACAAACTTAATAAAATTAGAAAGATACAAAGTTTAGGTTTGGAACCAAAGATAATAAAGTACAAAGAGAATTTAACAGAAGAAGAAGCATTTGATTTAGAAAAGAAACTGATTAAGACGAGGAGGAGTTTCTAAAATTATAAAGTCATAATAATTCTTAAACCCGTTATCACCTTCACTTGAGCTGGGTTCTTAGTAAGTATATGATATAATATATATAAATTTAATTTAGACTGAATTTGTTATATTGTATAATATTTTATTGGAGTTCTAAAAATGAAAACAATTAAAGTTTGGGGAACTCGTGAAATTTTATTTAAAAATAATACAGTATTTGTAACTCTATTGAATTTGATTGGGCGAACATACTCTAGTTTGCACAGTCATAAGTGTAAGTCAGATAAATTTGTTTTAATTTCAGGAAAAGTGAAAATAGTTACAGAGATAGGGGAGACGACTTTGATTCCTGGACAATCATTGATTATTGATCCCCCATTGTTGCACCAATTTGTAGTTGAAGAAGATTCAATTATGATTGAAATTTCTTCCACAGTGTTAGATCCAGAAGATATAAATAGAGTTTTTCAGGGTGGAAAGATAGTGGATAGTAAGATGATAAGTTTAGATGATTTAAATAAACAAGCAAAAGAAAAAAGGGGGATGTAATATGCCATACATAAAGCAAGTAGAAAGAGAAAGATTTGATAAACATATAGAAGGATTACTAAATGAAAAATTTGATAAACATATAGAGGGACTATTGGATGCACTTTGTAATGAGGAGACAGAGTTTCAGCCAGGTCAATTGAATTATATTGTCTCTAAGTTAATCAAAAAAATTATTGAGGAGGGTAGTATAAGTTGTATATTATTAGATTGTATTACTTTTGAATTAATTAAAGGAATTGTTGAAAGGCATGGTATAAGTTATACTTTATGTAATGGTATTATTGGAGCATTAGAGTGTGTAATACATGAGTTTAGTAGAAGAAATATTAAAGTTATTGATAATCGGAGCATGGAATATAATTTATGTAATGATATAAAGAGTGTAATACAAGAGTTTTATAAAAAAATTGTTGTGCCCTATGAAGATAAAAAGATAATTGAGAATGGAGATATTTAAATTTACTAATTTACAAAAGGGGTAAAATGATTAATAAAGTTTGGGGTATTAGGGTGCGTAATATAAGAATCTATATTACTTTTAGTAGAAATTGTAATAGATGGTTTTGTTCTTTAACTATTGAGGGGGTTAATAAAATCTAACGGAGATAGAAAATGTGGGAAGCTTTTGAAAAGTTATCTATGGAAGAAAGAGAGTTAATTTTTAATTGTGTGAAAATAATAGGAGAAAGGTATCAAGATGTATTAACGAAAGTTGTTAATTCAGGTGATAAAGTTTGGAATAAGTTTGCTTTTAAAGAGCTTTGGTTATGTTTTGATAAGATTGAAGGTTTTACTTCTCAAGATGTTGTGGATAATTTGATGGAAAAATTAGAAGAGATTTGTGAAGTGGAATTAAAGAAAGGATGATATGAAGATAGGAATAGTTGGAACAAGAAGAAGAAATACATCAGAAGATTTATCAGTTATTTTTGATAAATTTAAAGAGATTTATAAAAAGGGAGATATAATTGTAAGTGGAGGATGTCCAAAAGGAGGAGATAAATTTGCTGAAGAAATATCAGAGAGATTGAATATCCCAATAGTAATACATTATCCACAATGGGAAAAATATGGTAAAGGGGCAGGATTTGTTAGAAATACTTTAATTGCAAAAGATTGTGATGTAGTAATTGCTTGTGTGGCAGAAGATAGAAAAGGTGGAACAGAGGACACAATTAAGAAGGTTGAAAAGTTGAGAAAGAGGGTCTATATTGTTTGATGAAAAAAGTAAGAATTTATCAAGCATGGTGTAAAGGTTGTGGACTTTGTATTTACTTTTGTCCTAAAGAGGTTCTAGAGTTAATTGATAGTGAATGTATAGTTGAAATTGATGATAATAAAAAATTACAGTTTCTCACTGTCGCATCGATCAAAGATATTAAGAAGTGTAATGGATGTGGAATTTGTGAATTTTATTGTCCAAGTTTTGCTATAAGAGTAGAGGAGAAAAATGATAGGAAAAAAAATTGAGAATGAAATTTTTATGACTTATGCAATTTCTAAGGCAACAGAGGGTATTGAGATAGGTCAAACTCCATTTGGAGCATGTATTGTGAAAGATGGAAAAATTATTAGTTGCGAACATAATCAAGTTCTAATGAAAATTGATATCACTGCACATGCAGAAATCATGGCAATTAGAGAGGCTTGTAAAGTATTAGGTGATGCGGACTTGTCAGGTTGTACAATATATACTACTTGCGAACCATGTCCAATGTGTTTTAGTGCTTGCCATTGGGCTAGAATTGATAAGATTGTTTATGGTGCTGAAATAAAGGATGCTAAGAAAGCCGGATTTAATGAGATGGAGGTGTCAGCAAAGTATATGTGTAATTTCACAAAGAAGATTAAAGTGGTTAGTTGTGGGGGACCATTGGCCAAAAGATGTATTAAACTTTTTGATATTTGGAATTGTATATCACCCATTACATATTAGGAGGATAAAACAAATGGCGTGGAAATTTTTGGTTGGTGATAAAGATTCAGATAGATTTGTTTTAGGGTCTGAGGATGATAGTATTTTAATAATAGGAGAGTATGAATCTAATACTTGTGGGGGAGTTAAGAAAAAATAAGTGTTTTTAGTAATTTAATGAGGAGAGAAAATAGTACATAATGAAATTTTTCTCTTGACTTGTATTAACAAACATGATATAATTATGTTAAATTAAATAACAAGTTAGGAGAATTTCTCTTGACTTGTATCAACAAACATGATATAATTAATTAAATTAAGGAGTTATTAATTTTATGAAAGAGTTAGCTGAAGAAATACAAAAACATAGAAAATTATATTACGAAGGAACTCCAGAAATTACTGATGAGGAATTTGATGGATTGGTTGAAAGGTTGAGAGAGCTGGATTCTGAGAATGAAGTTTTGAAAGAAGTTGGAGCCCCAATTGAAAGTGATAAAAAGATTGAACATAGTCGAATAATGGGTTCACTGGCTGTAGTAAATAATGAAGAGGGTTGGTTGAAGTGGTCTAGTAATGAATATTTTATTGCGGAACCTAAGTTGGATGGTTTAACAATTGTATTAAAATATGTGAAAGGGAATTTGGTACATGGTGCAACAAGAGGAAATGGTAAGGTAGGAGAATTAATAACTTTTGCACATAGAATGCATGGGGTACCAAATAAATTGCGGGCGGCGGTGGATGTAGAAGTTAGAGGAGAGGGTGTAGTGAGAAAGGAAGATGCAGAAAAATTGGGGGCAGCGAACCCAAGGAATTTGGCAGTGGGTTTAACGAAAAGGAAGGATGGAAACGGAATTGAGTTGATTCATTTTATTCCATTCCAACTTGTGAATGGTAATGAATTTGAAACAGAGATTGATGAAGTTAACAAATTGAAAGAGCTGGGTTTTCCAGAGGTTATTGAAACTTATTTATGTACTCGAACGGGGGCTTCCGAGATTTTTAAGAAGTTTGAGGAGAATAGAGCAGGTGCAAACTATGATATGGATGGTGTAGTATTTAAACATAATTCCAAAAAGATTCAAAAAGAATTAGGGGAGTCAGGAAGTGATCCAAGATGGGCAATTGCTTGGAAATACAAATCAGAGAAAGCCAAAACAAGAGTAGTTGAAATTACCCATAAAGCTGGAAAAACCGGAAGAATAGTTCCAGTGTTAAAAATTAATCCAGTAAAATTAGCCGGTGCGGTTTGTGTAAACGTTACAGCAAATAACTATGGATTTATTAGAGACAACAAAATAGGTATTGGTACTCAAATAATTTTGGAACGAGCGGGAGATGTTATTCCCCACATAGTAGAAGTCACAGAAGCTAAAGGTGATGTGATAATTCCTGATAGGTGTCCTTGTTGCAATCATGAATTAAGATGGGATGGACCAAATTTGATTTGTGATAATATTAATTGTAGTCAAAGGAAATTAGCTATAATTCAAAATTGGATTTGGGGTATGGACATCGAGTGGTTTGGACCAGCGGCTCAAAAAGAATTATTTTTTAATAATTTTATAACAGATATTTCAGATATTTATGAGATCTCTGAAATGGCATATATAGAAGTAATTGGTAGCGCAATGGGTAAGAAAATTTACAAATCAATTCAGGATAAAGCCAAATGTGAGTGGTGGAGATTTCTTATGAGTTTAGGAGTACAGCACCTTGGGTCCACCGTATCAAAAGAACTGGCAAAAAGATGGAAAACAATTGATGAGATTATTGAAAATCTAGTTGGTACAGAGATTCAAGGAATGGGAATTATAAAACAGAGAATTGTAGATGAGCTTAAAATTCGGAGAGAAGAAATTTTAAGAATACTTAAACATATGCAAATTCAAGTAGAGAAAAAGATTGAAACAACAAGAAAACTAAGCGGAACCTTTTGTATCACGGGTACATTATCAAAACCTAGAAAAGAGATTCAAGAACTAATTACTAAAAATGGGGGGAAAGTATTGGGTGGAGTTTGCAAAGGTTTAAATTATTTAGTAGTTGGTGAGGCACCAGGAAGCAAACTTTCCAAGGCACAAGTATTAGGAATTAAGATTATAAAAGAACAAGATTTACTAGAGATTATAAATTAGTTGTAGATTAAGAGAAATAAAATGGAGGTTAAAAATGTCAATATATTTAGAAAATTTATCAAATGAGCATGTTAAGGAAGTTTGGAGATTAGTCATTGAATTTTCTACTTACAAAATAGTGATTTTGGCTGCATATGAAAAATTTCTTGATGGTGAATATGTCTACTCAATTACTACAGATGACGGAAAACATGGTGCTATTTTGGTATCTAAAATAGCTAAAACAAAAGAAGAGGCTCAAGCAAACTTAGAATCTCTTCGACAGAAAATGAGTATAACAATGACTCTAAATGGTGAAAAAGAATCTTCTATAATTTATTGTAAGTCAATATGATGAGTCAAAACTTTCATTTGGTAAACAATATGAGTCATTTTAAAAATTATAATTTGAATTATTTATGACTCATAAAAATAGACTATTTTAAAGTATAAAAAAGTACTTTAAAATATGTTTATTTTAAATAAGTTATAGGTTGTATGACTCATAAAAACTAAGTTTTTACATTCTTTGAACAAAAAATGGTATTAATTATATCATTATTATATTATATATATTTAATATTAAGATTAAGTATAATAAATATAAAAGATATTATAAGACAAAAGAATGGGGGAAATGTATAGAAGAGAAATTGGAGGCAAACAATGTCCTTTTGGAAAGTGACAAAACAGAGCATTAAAGAAATTAATCCAATACTTGGAGCAGATTTTGTTGAAGTAGCAACTGTCCTAGGTTGGAAGTGCGTGGTTAAAAAGGGAGAATGTACTGTAGGTAGTGAAGGAATCTATTTTCCTATTGATTCCCAAATGCCTATGGATGATGAACGATATGCATTTCTTGATAGAAGTAGTAAAATTAGGAGAGTAAAAACAGGAAAATTTAAGAAGCAAATTAGTCAGGGGTTGTTTTTATCTATGACCTTTTTTGTAGGAGAAGAAATACAACGTGTAGAAGAAAGAATAATGAAGGAAGGAGTAGAAGTAGATCTTTCTGATATATTTAGGGTAGTTCATTATGAACCTCCAATTCCAGTTCATATTGGTGGAGATGTGGTGGGAGCCACTCCTGAATTTATTCGTAAGACTGATCAGGAGAGAATTCAAAATGATTTGACATTTTTAGATCTAATGAAACATCATTCAATGGAGGTAACAGAGAAGTTAGATGGAACCTCTATTCAATATTTTCTAAATGAAGGAGATTTCGGAGTTTGTAGTAGAAATTATAGATTAAAAGAAACGGAAACCAATACACCATGGAAGTTGGCAAAGAGTTTGGACATTGAAGCAAAATTGAGAAAGTTAAATAGAAATATTTCGATTCAAGGGGAGTTGGTAGGACCATCAATTCAGGGAAATAAATACAAATTAAATGAAGTTAAATATTTTGTTTTTGATATATGGGATATAGATAAGCAGCGTTTTATTATCCCGCTAGCAAGAAGAATGATGGTAGAGGAGTTGGGGTTGCTTCACGCTCCTGTTATAGCACTTTTAGGACTATGTAGTTCTAAAAGGAGTGAGATGCTAATGGATGAAGTTATAGAAATGTCTAAAGGAAAAAGTATGATTGGATGTAATCCAACTCGTGAAGGATTAGTTTTCAAATGTTGTGTAGTTATAGATAATAATGTTCCATCTTTTAAAGTAATCAACAATGATTATTTATTAGAGGAAGAAAGGAAATGAAGCAGATGATTATCCGGAAGGGATTAGTGGATATAGCAAGCGGAACTTGTTTAAAAGAAGATATATCAAAGGAAGTAGAAAGATGCTTATTGAGAAGAAGTCCCAATCATTTGATTTTAGAGGCCTGCAAGAAACCAGATGGAAAGTATTACATTCTATTATGTATAGATAAGAAAAGTTGGGAGAGAAAGAATGACGCATGATGAATTAGTAGAAAAACTTGCAGAACATATTCATGATATTCAATGGTCAGGATGGATGAAGTATTTGTTTAATAGTTGTTGTAAAGATGTAACAGGTAGATATGATAAAGATGGAACAGAATTAATATCTACTGCTACAATACCAACTTGGGCTTGTGAGAGATGGTCGAGACAAATGAACACTTCTTATAAGGGTCTACCTGAAACAGAAAAGATGTCTGATAAAATTGAAGCAGAGAGAATACTGGATGTGATTAAAAAATGTCAGTGATGAAAATTGATAGAAAACCTATAAATATTGCTCTATTAAAGCACAGTATATATGGATTAGATGGAAGAATAAGAAGAAAATCCATTGATGTATATGATGATGTATGTGTATTGTGCTATGAAAGATGGAGACATTTTGTTGAGTGGGAACCCACTTTAGAAGTTCCTAGTTGGATTGAAAATATGGACCCGACTATTAGATTAGATAATATTTATAGGGTTGGATTAAGTTTAGAAGCTTTAGCAGACCAAAAAAGAGAAGATGATTATTTATATGTATCAATTTTTCAATCAGACCCAGATACTATATGTAAAGGATTAAAATTTTTACATAGTAAAATGTATCTTAGGGCATGGAATTTATTTTATGAAAAGATTGCTAGGTTTGGATCTTATGATAAGGTGTTTTTAACAGTGACGCAGTTGTATGAGGATTACATTAAGTTTTGTGTGGAAGTATTGCAAAAAAAACCTATTTTTAAAACTATACAAACAGAGTATCCAGATTTTACATCTTTATTAAATGCTGCAATATGGTGTGTAAAATATAATATTGATCCAACTGTTTACATTAAAACTATGTATGACTCTTTTGATAAATTTGAAAAGAAAGTTAATGGACCCCATGCAGAGTTGTGTTTTAGTAGTAAGCATGTTGGTAGTACTTCTCAAGTTAGACCTCCTGTTAGGCAGTTTATAGAGTTGAGTAAAGAAGGAAATCCATGGAAAGAAATAATAAATTTTATGGGTCTAAGAGAAGATGTAAGAATAGAATGTTCCTCGGGAATACCATTGGGATTCAGTTTGGCTGATCGACACAAAATAAGTGGTTTAATGAAAGAAATAACTCTAATTCAAGATGAATATTATTGGGCAAATGGAATTAGATATCAAGCGAGATTTAATTTTGATGATAATACAATATTTACAATTTTTATTACCCCAGAAAATTTTAATGAGTTTAAGGATAGGTGGAACACTGAGAACCCTGCAATACCCAGTTATGAGGAGTTAGTAAAATATGGAAGAGGCAATTTAACAAAAGATAGGTATAAATCAATTAAGAAGTTATATGAAAGGATGATGTGAAATATGAAAGAGGAAAAATATAGAGAGATTGTTGAGTGGGCAGGTTTTGAGTTTGTTGGAATACAGAGCAACCCCTTTGGTAAGGATTTAGTTTTATTTAATGATGTAACAGGTTCAACTTTAGCTATAGATGCAGATGATGTTGTTTCTCCTGATGATGTTCGTGAAGTAGTGGTTAGAAGAGAAAAAAATTTAAAAATACTATATGAGGGAGGGAAGAAATGCTACAAATAAAAGTAATTATAAAAGATACTACAGATAGGTATGATGTGTTTCCTACAGTAACTCCATGGTGGGATAATGGTAAATGTTTGTTAGTAGGTTGTAGTTTGAACAAAGATCTAAATTGTATGAAGTCAAGAGAATCAGCAAGTAATTTTTGTATACATGAACTGCCACAACCTATAGGATGTAGATTTCATATTCTAAAGGAGGATGAATAATGAATAAAGAAGTTAAAGACAAAATTAAATCATTGAGAGAGCTTGGGGGAAATTTATGTATTTTGAGGGAGGAGTTGAAGAAAGAGGCTAAAGTTTACATTGTAACCACTAACAGTGTTACCCTGAAGGTTAGAGAGTGTTTGGAGAGTGCTATAGAAGGATTAAATAAGGTAGCAAAGGACATAGAAGAAGGTATTGTAGGAATAGTCTATCAAGAATTTCTTGATGAAGAGGATTTAGAGAATGTAACAAATTTTGAAGAAATAATTACACAACCTCTAGCAGAGTGTGAAGCTACAACCACTTGTGATGTGGTGGAGGAAGTAACCCCAAATACTGATATTGTAGTGGATGGTATGGATCCAAGATATGATGTTGATGGATTTTATGCGGAGAGGGATGAATGAACATAAATGTAGAGCGTGGTATTGATATTTTGCAAAAAGAATGGATTGAGAAATGTAATGAGTGTGGTGGAACAGGATATTTAGAAGATAGATTATGTGATTGTATGAAACGATTTCAGACTGGTGTTAAGTTATTGTTAGGAGAATTTCCACTAGATTTAGTACGATTAGAGAAGCCTGTGTGTGATGATAAGATTTTGGTTTTTTATAGAGATAATCCAGATAAAGTTTTTGAGAATGGTTTGAGTTTGTATATACATGGTCCTCTGGGGGTAGGTAAAACTTTGTGTTCAGTATGGTTGTCGGAGGAATTTGTAAGTGCATTTGGTCCTGAGGGTCAGTGTGGTTATAAGCATGATTTAACAGTTCAATTTATGGAGGCATCAAATTTTGTGTTAAGATCTAGAATTAGTGGCGGGGATGATAAAGAGTTGAAAAAGTTTTATAAAACTTTTGATGCATCATTATTTGTATTAGATGATTTTAATAATGAGTATAAATCAGCGCAAAATCCTCAGTATGTTCATAGATTGTATGAAATGTTTTTGAGACATAGATTATCAAATTGTCTTCCTACTATTATTACAACAAATGTTCCACCGCAACAAGTGTCTGCAGAATATGATGTAAAGATTGCTTCTTTGTTAGGAATAAAACAAAAGAAAAGTGGATATGATATGGCTGGTAGATTTGTAGAAATAAGACTTGATGGACCAGATTGGAGAAAATTAGCAAATGATAGAGCATGGTCAGATTTTTTTAAGGAGGAGTAAAAATGGAAGTTAAAGCATACATTTGTCCTAGTTGTGGGGATAAAATTTATAGTAGAGCTAGACATGATTTTAGAATGTGTTCTTGTGGTTCAATGTCTGTAGATGGAGGATTTGATTATGTTAAAAGGTCATTGAGTCCAGAATTTAAGTTTGAAGATATAATGGAAGAGGAAATTGATTTGGGGGATGTTACAGAAAAGGATTTATTTGAAGATTACAACAGTGCTAAAGATTGTTATGGATTAGAACATGGACATAATTATTTGCCAACTCTGGGTTTGTTAAAGATATTGGGAGAATCTGAATGAAATTTACTCAAGAACTTGAGATTGAATTTTTTAGTGCTGTATTAAAAGATCCAAAGTTTATAGGAAGATACGTAGAATCTTTTAAAAATTATAGGGGTTCTACTTTTAGTATGGAATGGATTAGAGATGAGTTGATAAAGTGGTATGATAAGTATAAGAATTTACCAGCTATAGAAGTTTGGAAATCTTTGATAGAAAACCAATTAGATGGAGAGAACAGGAAGTTAGTTTCATCAGTTGTTGAAAATCTAATGAATCGAGAGTCAAAAGCAGGGGAGTATGCCGCAGATAGTTTTTTAGATTTTATGAGTTCTAAGGAGTTAGAAAGATGTGTAGAAGAGGGTAGGGTTTTATTTCAAAAGACGTTGGATGTAAGTTTGTATATGTCTAAGTTATCAGAGGGATTAACTCTGTCAGAGAGAATAAGATACGGTTCAAATATTGATAGAGTTTATGATTGGTTAGAACAAAGGAAATTAAGAGAATCCAAAAGGGGAATAATTTCATCGGGTTTGAAGTTGGGGATTCCACAGCTGGACGAACAATTTGTATTTCGTAGAGGAACTTTGACTGTATTTCAAGGTCCTTACAAAAGATATAAATCTATTATATTACATCATTGTGGTTTTGCGGGTTTGTTACAAGGTTATAATGTGTTGCATGTAAGTTTTGAAAACACCTTGCAACAGGTGGGAGATAGATATGATTCTAGATTTACAGGAGTTGATTATAAAAGAATGGTAAGGGCCCTAACTACAGGAGATGAACAGAGGGTTATGAGTACTGTATTTGAGAGATTAGAAAATCTACCAAATAAATTAAAGATACAGAGGTGTGCCCCCTATGTAGATACTGTTAAAACAGTTGAAATTGCAATTGATAAGTTGTATAGAATTGGGGGTTGGATGCCGGACATTATACTTTTTGATTATATAAATTTGATAGCCTGTACTAAAAATATTGAAGATGATTATAAGCGAATAGAATTGGCTTGTTGGGATATGCAGAATTTAGGTAGAGAAAGAGATATAATAAATATTTCAGCCTGTCAGTCTCAAAAAGGTGCAGAAGATAGGGATGATTTAAAAGGTTCAGATACAGCAGGTTCAGTAGGTATTCTTAGAGCTTCAGATAATCAAATTGCAATTAATCAAACTCCAGAAGAGAAGAGGATGAAGATAATTCGTCTATCTCCAGTAGTGTTTAGAGATGATGACATTATTACCAAAGATGTTCCATTGAATGCAGAGTTAACTAGAATGTGTATTTCAAGGGAAAGTGATAGTCTGTGGGGTGAATTAGATGAAGATCTCTCCTAGAATTTATTTATTGTCAAAATTTCCTAATGCCAGGAAAAGGAGTGGTGAGGAAATAATGATTAGTTGTCCTTTTCATAAGGAATCCAAACCATCTATGTCTGTGTCATTAGAGACGGGTATTTATCATTGCTTTGGTTGTAAGAAGAAAGGAAATTTTGTTGGTTTGTATAAGTTTCTAGAGAATGTGACTTGGAATGAAGCATATAATAGATGTGGAACTATACAAAGAAATAATTATGATAGAGTTAGAGTAAAGAAGATATTTAAATTGCCAGATGATTTGATTTCTAGTAATAAATTACTACCAGTCTATCTTAAGAATAGAGGGTTCACAGCTGAGGATTTGGAGGCATTTGATGTATCTTGGAGAATTTCTGATCATTCTATCTTTTTTCCAATTTATGATGAGAATAAAAATTTGATAAGTTATGTGACTAGAAGACCAACAGGAAAGAGTAATTACTATTATCCAGAGGATAGTCCTCACATGGATTATTTATATGGGGAGTGGTTAAAGTTACGAGATAAAGTATTTATTGTGGAAGGTGTGCTCGATTGTATTAGTGTGAATCGTTGCAGGTATAGTTCTTTGAGTACTTTTACTACTAGTTTTACTATTGAACAATTAAATCGATTGAAAAGATTTATAGAGGAAGGAAGATGTAAAGAGTATGTGATTATGTATGACAGCGATGCATCAGATAGAGGGGATGAGATAGAGTTTCATCTAGCATCCATGGGATGCCAGGTGAACCAGTTAAAATTAAAGTACGGAGATCCGGGGGATAAGTCCAAGGAACAAATGATTGAAATTATAAATGAGTTTTTAGAAAAGATTTCTTGACTTGTTATAACAAACATGATATAATTATGTTATTAAATAATAAGTTAAAGAAGATGGAAGAAATATGCCAAAGCGAAAGGAGACCAATATGCAGTATGATGGTGTTGATGGAAGAATCCTTAAAGCATTTGAAAAGTGGAAGCCAAAGATTTATGCTTGGGCGAGAAAGTTAAATTTGAGGAATGAATTTGATATAGAGGATTTGGAGCAGGATGTAATGACAGTGTTGATGTGGGCTTTGAAAACATATGATTCTTCCAAAGGAGCTACCTTTGATACTTGGGCGTACAGAGTACTTCACCAATATTTTGTAAACAGACTTCAATCAATATGTTCTAAAAAATCTGGGGAAAATAAGATCGTTATTGAGTTTGAAGAGGTGTACGATTTGGGGGTGGAGAAGAAATCAGATTTAGAATTTGAAGATTTATTAGAGATACTACAATCGTATAAGTTAAAGGTGGTAGCAAGTGTTTTAATGGAGCAAGACAATGAATATTCTGAACCCTTTTGGTATTCCTTTTATAAGAAAAGAGATGAGTTGTTAAGTGGAGTTCGTGTTAAATCTAAAGGTAGATTAAGAATTAGTGTAGATCGAGAGTTGAGAAACTTTTTAAAAATTTCTAGAACTGAATTGTCTGAATTGTGCAAAGAGATATCAGTAAGTGTTAGGGAGACGTATTGATGCATAGAAATTTGAGAATTAATGGAGAGATGTAATGGAAGAGTGGAATCAGTGGGCAGAAAAAGTTAAGGCATGTTCTAAATGTGGTTTGTGTAAAACTATTAAGATTTTAGGAGTTGGACCCATACCTTGTGATGTGGTATTTGTTGGTGAATCCCCGGGAGAATATGAAGAAAAATTAGGTAAGCCATTTGTTGGTAAAGTGGGCAAACTATTTACAAAAATATTATTCAAAGTTTCTTTTATTAGAGAAGATATTTATATTACTAATATAGTAAAGTGTCATCCTCCAAACAATCAAACTACTACGGAAGCATCTCAAATATGTAGAGGGTGGTTGTATGAAGAATTAAAGATAGTTAACCCTAAAGTTATTGTTTTAATGGGAACTTTTGCTGCCGAGGCATTTATTAAAGATTGTTCAGGAATTAATAGTGTTAGGGGTAATTGGTATAAATGTAGTGATATGGAAGATTATATAAATATTTTACCAACCTATCACCCTGGGCATGTTTTACATGGGGGAGGAGACAGAGCTGAAGATATTATTGTGTCGGATTTAATAAAGGTGAGGGAGTTTTTGTGGGGAGTTGGAGTAAAGGGAAATCCAATAAAATCAGTAAAAATTAGATCAAAACTTTTAGGCGATGAATTATTGGTGGGCGAAAATGGTATTAGTTTGTCAGATTTATGGTTAAATATTATTACTGGAGGTAAATAATGCATCTTGTAGTGGACAAAGACAACTTTAGTAAAATTTTATTAGTTTGTGAAAACATTTCAACCTCATATACAGTGTCAGGCAAACCGCATAGTTTGAGACCTCTACATGCATATGTAGAAATGAAGGTGGAAGAAAAGAATCTGAAGTTGAGCGTCATGCGCGAGACAATGTCGGGTTGTTTTTATTATGTACCAAAGATTCTTGAGGGAGTAGAAGAAGGAGATCGAATGCTGGTACAAACTAGCGAATTAAGAAAGTTAATTAGTTCAAGATACAGTGGAGATATTTCTTTAGAGGTTGTGGAGGAGGAACTTATTATTAAACAAGGAAGTTTCACAGCAAAACTTCCATTGTATAGGCAAGAAGTGTTTCCAGAGATAATATTTGATGTGGAGTGGAAGGCGTTGCCAAAGAAGGTTTTAGAGATGTTGGAATTTGGTTTGTTAGTTATTGATTCTAAGAGTATATTGATTGATGTGACTGAAGAAGGAACATTTATTTTTACTTATACTCCAACGCAGGTATTATTTGGGTATAATCAGGCTATGGTTGGAGTGGTTGGAAGGCACGTAGTGTCAGTGGACTCAGTAAAAACGATAGTTAATTGTTTTAAAGGTGAAGAAAACTTAGAATTTGGATTTGTAGAAAATAAGTTTTGTATTAAAACTGGATCCAATTGTGCCTACTTTGGATTAGTTTTTGATGATATGCCTCTAAATTATCGAGAAAATATAACATTTGAAGGTTTAAGAGTAATTAAGGTAAATAGGCAAGCTTTATTATTTATATTAGAATCGGTATCCCAAGTGTTGGCAAAGTGGGATCAACTAATTTTAGTAACAATAGTTGGTGATAAAAAGATGATGAATATGAAAGCAAAGAATCTTATGACAAATGCTGAAGCGAATGAATCACTAAGAGTAGAAACGGAACTTGTGGATTTTCAATTAGGGATTCCTTCAAATTATATTTTGAAATATTTGAAAAGTATTAATGATGAGTTTGTTACATTAAATGTAAGTGAAAGAGATAAGCCTATTTTGGTTCAAGGATCAGAGGGTTTATTTAGTATGGGATTAGTTCCTTTTAGAATTTAAGGAAATTTGTAAATTTGTATAATATATAAAAGGGATGATGTAA